AGAAGACATTGATGAATTCTATAAGGGTCTTCGAATGGCATGTGACAAATGGGGAGTAGATATCGTGGGAGGTGATAATAATATGAAACCGAATATGGCAAACGGCTCCATAGTTCCGCACAGCGTCCTTGAACAGCAAATAAAAGAAGCTAAAGAAAAAGAATTACGGAAACAGCAATGGCGGCATGATTTCCGAGTAGCTTTATTTAGTGCTGTTGTTGGCGGATTTACTGGATTCCTGGCTACTGTAATCACTCAGATGTTACTTTAGCATCCACTGCGCGAGTAGGCTTCCAAGTGCTCCGCAGGTAGCCGAAAGCACAAAACAAAGAATCCAAAATGCGATTCTATTTTTCAATTTGCTTTCACCTCCAAGTTAAGAACTTTCTTTCTGCGTCTTACCAGAATCATCTGACTTATTCTCAGAAAAACTTTCTGTCTTACCGAGAATGTATCCCTTGTCAAAATCTGACATATTAGGAATCGCTTCTTTCAGCTTTTCAATGATCCTTTTTTCTTTTTCAGACATATACTCACCTCTTTTCTTGTGATATACTCCCTGTATATGGGAGGTGATTAAAATAAATCAAATTGTTTCAATTTTAAGATCGGCTAAAGAAATCATTACGTTTGAAAATGTTTCCTTTATGCTTGGGTTAATAGGGTCTGCTGGAACTGTATGGAACTTATTCCAATCTCGAAAAAAAATAGAGTTTATTCCTATTGGTTTCAAGTTGAAAGATAATAATGAGTTGATTGTTCATTTTGAAATTATCAATCGTTCCAGAATTGCCATATCAATCGTAAATATTTCTTACGTGTATAGTGGAACCCATTATTCATGTTTAAAAGGGCGCGCTATTGGTGAATCAATTTATCACGAAAGAATGCAACTAAAGAACCTAACAGACTTCTATACACAACCTTTTCCACTACAATTGGTTGGACTTGGCGGTACTTCGGAATATATTCGATTTGAACTTCCGAAAGAAATTCATCCAGATTTTTCCAAACCTCAGACTTTTCAAGTGTCTGCCAATCGTGGAATGGCAACTGAAATGAAACTTCTGCTAACTGATCCGGATTCATCCAGTTTACATAAATTTCATATTCGGACTTCAATTCGTTCTCTCTTTCAAAAGTGGTTTTCAAGCAATCACCATTGAAAGTTTGAGATATCATTTTTTTACTGCCGAGCGGACTGTATTTCATGTTTTCACCTCCTTGCTTTGTGAGTTTATAATATCACGACGTGAGTTATATGTCAACACTAAATATTGACTTTGTGAGTTTTTTATGATATATTATCATTGGAGGTGAGGAAAAGTGAAAGACAGAATCAAACAAGTGCGCAAATCCCAGAATCTCACTCAGACAGCATTTGGAGACATAATTGGAGTAAAGGGAAATACCATTACTAATTCACAAATATATAAATCACTTCTATCCAATGATTATTCGTGCATTTTTCAACCATCTCAATAATTTCCTTTTTATAATCCATAAGTTCAACCCCTGTGCGGCTGTTGATAGTATACCTTGTTCTGAAGGAAAAATCAATCAGAACGTTATTTCGTATTTGCTTTCATATGCTCAATCACTCTCTTCCAGGTATCAATGCCGCAAGTTCCATTTGCCTTTACGCCAACATTTTTCTGGAAAACTTTGAGGGAATCATATGTGTCATTCCCGAACTGTCCGTCAACTTCCACTCCCAGCATCGCCTGAAGCATTGCCACAGCTGTACCGGAACTGCCCTTTCTCAGAATCGGAAGTCTTGTCTGGAAGGTACCGGTAAGCGTAGTTGAAGGTGTACTTACTTTTGCACCGGTGGTAACAGCAATAGCCACGTGGTGATTATCGTTCAGGAGGATATCTCCTGCCTTTAAATAGTCACCAGATGTCAGATACTTACTATCCGTCAGTACTTTTGCGCCAGCAGCCTTCATTGCAGCTCTCATGTTCCGTGTTGTCAGATAGATGCTGACCGCTTTGAGTTTTGCGTTATTTAAGCGATACCCAGCCCCCTTGACGATAGCTGCTGTACTCGCACTGCAATCAGATTCGCAAGCTACCGTGATCTGTGCTGGATCGTAATTACTTGCCTTTAAGTGCTGCCAGAATGAATATCGGTCATTGCTGTTTCCGGCAGTACCCTGATCGTACCCGATGAGATTGTTCTGGGCCGCTTTTGTCGCCATATCTGCAATCATGGCTGCGATTTTTGCGTCATTGAATCTCAGGACACAGAGCCACGGTCTGCTGTACCAGTTCATAATCCGATATTCTGTACCAGTCTGATCTCCTGCTTTCCCACCTGCATACCTTCCATTTTCGTCATGTCCGCAGTTACTGATTTTTACCATTTTAGTTTCTCCTTTCTGTGTCGTTCCTCTATAGTCCTTGTAGAACACATCCATATCAACATTTCCACTGATACCGGATACTTTTCCTTTGCTGGAATATTGCCAGCCCACACCAACAGATGGGCGTAATCTTTCCTGTACAGAGCCATTATCGCTAGCCGGATATCGTGCTATCCAGCACTCATACTTTCTGAGTGCATCAGTCAGAACGTTATTATACCAGTCCAGATTGCAGTAGATACCGACCTTATAACCGGCTTTCTTCATTCTAGTCAGAAATGCGACTGCAATGTTCTCAATAGCCTGCTTGCCGAGTTTCCACTGATTAGACCACTCAAGGTCGTAGAACACCGGAAAATCCAGTCCACGTCCGTTGAGTGCGGCAATCACATCTTCTGCTTCATCAATCGCTTGTGCCGGTGTCAGAGCGTATGAATACTTGTATCCGCCGATAAGGATTCCGTTGCTCTTGCATCCTTTGTAGTTGTACTCGAATGAGCCGTCAACGCCGGACCTCTGGTGTACTCTCAAGATTGCGAATTTAATACCAGATTTAGCTACTTTCGCCCAGTCTGGTTTTCCTTGATTGGATGATACGTCAATCCCTTTAATCTCCAATTCATCAACTCCTTTTTATGAAATTTTCAAAATTTCTTAATCAACTAAATGGGAATTCTTACGAATTATTTACGATTGAAACAACTTAATAATCTTTCTCTTTAAACATCAGTAACTTAATACCTCCCCATATATTGTCACTGTCGTTTATCGTCAATGTAGATGTGTCATCACTGTATGTACCCGAAAAAGTTCTGTTTGCCACAAAGTCTGCAATTTTAATAAAATTTACCGTCCGTTTTTGCGATACAACATCAATAAAGACAATATACATAAATCCATTATTTTGCGAAGTCGCTCCGTACATGAGAAACGATGTATAGGTGTTCTTATTAAGCCTAATATTTACAGAAAATGTTGAACGATTTCGAGTATCAATGAAGACCTTACTATTTAATTCATTTAAAGCCCCCACCACGGACTTGTTATTGGTCTGCAAGTTACTAATGACCGCATTGGTCAGTTTTCCAACGATCCAGTTCCAGATTCCGCTGAACGGTGAAAGCTTGTTTGCCTTTGCCGCTGCATCGTAAATCATTAAGGAATCCGCATCCTCTGGTGTTGCTTTCTGTGAATACTCGTTAAATTTTCCCATTACTGTAATCTCCTTTCTAACTCTTTAATACGTTTTTCTTGCTCGTTAACCTTTGCGCTAAGTTCCTGTATGGCTTTAATGGCGTAGTTGAGAAGATACGGGCTGTTAATCTGCTTAACATCCATCTCGCCGTTTTCGTCATATCCGCCGCCCAGAGCCAAGTTCGGGTCGATTTCTTCCAATTCATCCGCCACGAAACCGATGTTCTGATGCCATCCGCCCATCCGCTCTTTCCAGTCAAATTGACGGACTTTCATGCGGTTAACCGTTTCGAGAGCGTCTGTTTCGCTGGCTTCGATGTTTTCTTTTAGACGGATGTCGGAAACTTGTGAGGTTGTATATAGATAGTCTGTGCTAAATCCAGATCCACCCCATTTAGCACGGATTCCTAAACGTCTGTATGTTGCCGTGGCTCCATGTTTACTACCCGTTCCTGAAAAAAGATAGGCCACTTGCGAATCATCTGCGCTTACGGACGCTACCGGCTGTCTTTTGACTTTGCCGGATGTTTTTGCCTGATTCTCCAAGTCGTAAAACATAAGGGTTCCATCGACAGTTGCGTTTCCGCCTACGCTCAAGCTTTTGCCAATAGTTGCGCTTCCATCGGTTGAAAAATTTGCTCCAAGTTCGCATCCGTCCGTGAAAAGTGAGTTCGTATTTATTCGGACTTTATTGTTCAGATAGCGAACAATGTAGCCTTCCCATTTTTTGCTCGTATCACCTTCCATCCAAAGTTCAATCACTTTGTTTTGGACTTTCTGTGCGTACAATCCGTATTTTCCAAGCATCAGCGCATTGTAGTTGTCTGCATCTGTGTAGTCCGTATACAATCGCAATCCGGCAGTGTTAAGAGATACCATTGGGTTTCCGGTGTTTTTGTTAAGCACGACATATCCAGTATATCCTAATCTCGATATCTGATTTCCGTCAGCATCGTAAATCTTCAGCTGACCGTTTCCGTTATTCATGCCGCCAAGACTGATAATGCCACCTTTCATGGCATTGAATGAGATAAACAGCGTCTGGTTTCCACTTTCGTCCTTTTCGTAGTACAGCCCCTTAAACTTCCCATCATCTGACAGGATATCAACTATCTGTTCCTGTGTCAGTGATGCTACATCAACCGCAACAGAATACGTCTGGTAGTCCGCAAGTTTGGTTTTTGACTGGTCAAAATACAGCGAAACCTTGAGCATATTGTGAGCCTTGAGCGACAGGTTATTGACGTTAATACTCAACCGGTCAAGTGCCGCAGTCTGCGATACCGTGAGCGCTGACCATGTAGCGCCGTTGTCGGTGGATTTTTCAAGTTTCCACCAACCTTTTTGTGACTGTGCAATCTCGCCGTTTCCATCCCTGTAGAAAGAATCCACAATGAGCGGCGCCGGTGTTATTCTCTTATCTGCCCCCATCAGTAACACATCTGCATTACTCTGGAAGAAGTAAGTCCTTCCGGCATTTCCCTGTTCGCCCTTAATCTTTGTCCAACTGTATTTTGTCGGGTCAGTGCTGTCATTCGGTGTGTAATCGGTGTACTGCCCGATATACAGCTTATCAACGCTGTTATCCACAGAAAATCCGGTTTTTCCATCCGCACTGTTGGCGTATGCGATATGGAAGTACGGTGTCTTTCCGTCCGCTCCCGGTGTTCCCGGTACACCCTGTGCACCATCCGCTCCCTTAATCAGTGACCAAGTGTATTTCGCCGGGTCAGTGCTGTCAGCTTCCACGAAATCCACGTACATGCCGATATATTCACGGTTTCCGTCAGATACCGAAAAGTCTTTCGTTCCATCCGCACTGTTGGCATAAGCAAGGTGCGTGTACTGTGTCTTTCCGTCTTTACCGTCTTTTCCCGGGATGCCGTTCGCTCCGTCTTTGCCGGCGTACTGTTTCGCAAGCGAAAACTGTTTCGATACGACAAGGTTATTCAGATATGTGGCTTTGATATTCACCCATCCGCTGTCTGCGGTCAAGCCGGTGACAATGTAGGTTTTGTTTTCCTTGTCCCAACTTCCCTGTATATTCCGGGATGTCGTAATCGTATACGTACAGTTATCCGTGATATCCTGTGTGCCGTACATGACGGTCGCTGTTGTGGTGCACTCCGGGAACTCCGTATAGTTGCCGTTGCTGTCAACTGGGATACCCTGATAGTCGTTATCAAGCTGCATGGTCATGTTTCTGGCTAGAGCTGCCATGTTCTCAACATCTTCAATTTTTTCATCAAGTGGTTCACCGCCGATCGTCACATAACTTCCGTCAAGGGTAACTGATCCGGTATCCATGTCTGCTTCAAATATCGCATTTCCACTTTTGTCTCTTACGATGAGCGTTCCTGCGTTAATATAATCGGCATTGATGCCCTCTGCATAGAGCAGTCTGGTTATTAATTCACCAGTCACCGCAAAACCGTAAGGATACGTCTTTCCACCGTCAACTGACACTGCAAACGCTTCCGCTGTCAGTTTCCAGATTATGTTGGATTCTGCCATGGTTGCTTTGTTGTGCATATAGTATATGATACTACCGTCCTGCTGCGGCTCCTGTGTCATATACAGACCGCTCGAAGAATTGAGCGTTTCAGCTAATCTCTGTATAGCCTCTTCTCTTGCGGATGTTTCTTTTTGCACCATCTGACGTGCCGCAACTATAGCTTTTGTGCTATTCCCGTAAAAGTCACTGCTGCCCCTGATTGGATCATCGGCCTGTGTCTTAACTGTAGTCAGACCGCCTACATTACCTGATACATCTGTCAGAGGAGTAAGATACTTATTCCCTAATCGGTCGTAAGTGTACACCATGTCGCCAAACTCGACGAGTGGATTGTATACCAGATCACCCTCAAGATTCCGGAATCGTGCTCCTACGATCTGTTCGCCGATGATATTCGCTACTGTCTGAAGCTGATCGGTATCAATCAGCTCGTTCTCAAGTTCGAGGACGTATCCTTCTTCTCCGTACATGGCAGAATACTTTGCATCAGTGTCGTCGTTTGACTGCCCGTTCGTTACCTTAATTCCAGTTATGACTATATCGTCACTGGAAAGTGTAGGTGGATTGCCGTAGTTCTTTAATTTCGGTATATTTGTCCTTTCAAAGTCCCATTTTACGAACTGTAGATTTCCGGAATAATCAATCCGGGCGTTCGCAGATTCGACCATAGCCGCATATCCGAACAACTGGCGAAACGTCATACTGTCCGGAATGCTTCTTATTATAATATCGCCATGGTCCATAGTCAGATTCATGCCTATGCCGACAGTCTTACAAGCATCTCTGACAAGGTTAATGAGTGACTGCGGCAGTTTCAATCCGCTGGTATATGTCTTATTCGCCTTATACATATCATCCAGAGCCGTGACGTTGATGATATCCGAATACTGCTCTGGCGTAGTGACTGTATAGACTCCCTTGTCAATAGTTTCAATAATATCCTTTGTGGCAGCCTGTGTCGCAATGATAGGATCACCAGTACTATCCAGAATCGGGTTATAACTTTCGTCCAGCAGCGTGCTTACAGACTCCGACGCCGCATACGACGTCTGAAGCTTCAGATAAGCATGAATCTTAGCTCCGTAAAAGTTATAGTTCTTCCATTGCTCCTGATCGTTATTAATACTCAGCGTCAGCGTTTTACAGACGGTAGCACCGATCGGAAAACTACTGCTCTCTGCGCAATCGGAAAACCCGTTGTCGCCGTTCATGATATCTTTATTGATAGTCTTTTTCGTCCCGTCAGGAAAGGTGATATCCACCATCATTCTGACTGGCTCGCCAGCTTCAAGTTTTTCCCTAAATGCGTTACTTACGTTAATCACAGTGGATTCACCCCCGTCATGTTAAACTCTAATGTTGACATAATCTTTCTATCGTCCGACAGTTCCCCGATAGCTATGTTTTGTGTCTGACCTACGTAGAACGGAGCGTCTCTCCAAACTCCGTAATACGGCGAAAAATAATGTAGCGTAAATTTATGTCCTTTTGCTATCATTTGCAAAATCTTAGTTGCTTCCTCCATTGGGAGGTCGCTACCCTTATATGTATACTGCTCTACGGTAAACATCGGTGTAAAGTAGCCTACACCGTATTGTGTTCTCTGGCTGGATTCTGTGTAAGTCGTGGCAAAGGAGAGCGCAAGGTCTTTATCCGGTTGCCAAATTATTGTTCCGTTGATTTTATACTTTTCCATAACGCCCTCCTTTCTATGCCATCTCGAACGGGTTTCTACCGCTTGTATCTCGTCTCATCTGTGCTTCTTTCATCATCTCGTCAAACAGTGTCCTGCGGTTGATCTGCGCTGTAAATCGGTAACTTCCACCACCTGCCTGTCGTCCTGCTGTTTCTTCCCGGACGATCTTTCTAAGCAGAGCTTCCGGCGTCTCGATGTTGTTACCCTGTTTCTGATCTCCAAGTACAGCCAGAAATTCACTTCTTGGTGGGATAACTGCACCTTTTGCCAGATATGGAACTGTCGGAACTCGTGGGAAAGTAGCTTTAAACCCGATAGTCTTTGAACCAGTCGGGGTCGGTACTTTCCATGGACCGAACGAAAAAGCTGATTCCACGGTACTGATCGCGCCGTTAATAGTTCCAATCGCACCGTTGATAGTACTGATTACTTTGTTGAATACTGACACTACGGTGTCTCTTATTTTTGTGAATATATCAACTACGGTATCCCTCGCATTAGAAAACTTGTCGACAATAGTGTCCCTAATAGCTCCTACTTTTGTAGTTACCGTATTCCACATGTTTTTGAAAGTGGTCGTGGTTTTTTCACTCACATACTTCCATACCCCACTGATTTTTTCCCTAAGGTTTGTTAATTTTTTTGTAACTCCGTCAACAAGTCCCCTTGTTTTTCCAATAACCCAGTCTTTCAGTTTTGTAGCAGCTTCTTTGATTTTGTCCCAGTTCTTGTACAGCAAAACGCCGATTGCTATAGCTGCGCTGACTGCGATTACGAAAATTCCGGCAGGACCGATAGCTGTTGCAATAGCTTTAATTCCGCCCATGATGCCACCTGTACCAGTCATTAACGAGATAAGCCCCTTTGCGGCCATAGCGATTCCAGACACGCTTTTAATAACTCTCGACGCCAATCCTGCAATTTTTGCAGCCGCAAACGCTCCGATCAGAGCCGCGCCAAATGCCTCAACGATCGGCTGGTGTTCCGCGAGAAATGTCGCTACTTTTGACACCAGATTAATCACTATCGGAAGTCCTACTTCAATAATCCATGTCAACATCGGAAGGACAATATTTTTGTAAATCCATTCAAGTACATTTCCAATAGATTCCAGAATTGGAGCAAAAGTCGCTGTCAGATTACTGATAGATTCCAACAGCGGATAGAAGTCCAGGTTTGCCGCCCAATTTGCAGTATCTTCTGCGATTTTTTCCACAAACTGCATAACTACTACAAGAGCATCTGCAATGTTCTGTATAATCTGCGTTCCGACATTATTCTTGTTCCATGCATCGGCAAAACCGGATGCAATGTTTCCTATTGTTATAAGGACATTCTGAGCAATCCTCAGCATGGTTGTAAGCATCGTTGTGCCTGTGCCGTTTGTCCAGACCTCTACAAGGCTTTTGCCTACACTCTTGGCGAGCTTTGCAATTCCAGACAGGGCAATCTGTGCTGCATCAATGGTATTCTTGCCCTCTTTTTTCCAAGCATCCTGGAATGGTTTCCAGAGCTTTCTAAGGAGCTTTGCAAGTTTCTCGGCTGATTTGCTTATTTTGTCCAGAGCAGTTTCGCCCTCTGCTACTTTTCCGTAATCTACGTTGCTGACTGCACTCGGAAGAGATGTTCCGCCACCGCCACTGCCGCTACCGGATGTCGACGGAGTTTTGCTTGCTGTTGATGATGTATCCTGTGTAGAATACCGATTAATTTCATCGAGCGGACTAAGGTATCCTTTCGCCGCTTTTGCCGCATCTTTTGTGGCATCAGCTACGTCTTCTGTAGAATCTGCTAACTTACCGGCGTTGTCTGCTGCCTGCCCGTAAGCATCTGCCGTATCCTGCACGCCACTTGCATCGCCTGTAAGGCCTGCTCCACTTCCACTTGTCTGACCGGAAGATTTCTTGCCAGTGATAAGCTCCGTAAAACTTTTGAAAGCATTTGCCAGAGTCGCCAGTTTACCTAGCAGAACGTTAATTACTTTCAGAACAGGCGTAAAAATATTAATCAATCCCTGTCCAACTGTTGCCTTGAGAGACTGCAACTGCAACTGCATCACTCGCACCTGGTTCGCCCAGCTGTCAGAAGTACGGATGAAGTCTCCAGATGCGGCAGATAGCTGCTTCTGCACAAAAGCCAGACGGAGAGCCACTTTTTCCTGTTCTGTCATTTCAGATGTGGTTTTTCCGTAGCCATTGGCAAGTGCATATTGATCAAGTGCGCTTTGCGTAAGGACCACGCCCAAATCTTTCAATGTTTCCGTTTCGCCCGTAAACACTGATTTCAGCTTGATATAAGCCAAGTCCTGACTGATGTTATAGAATGATGCCACGTCACCAGTCAGCTGCGTCAAAGCCGTTGACATATCGTAAGCCTGTGATTCTGAGAATCCGAACGACTTAGACATTGCTCCGAACGTACCGACATACCTTTTTGCCATGGTTTCTGACAGTCCGGCTGAGGTCATGGCATTCTTTGCAAATTCATTGACCTTGTCAGACATGGTTGTAAATGTAACATCCACGACGTTCTGGACTTCGGCGAGATCTGAACCGAGTTCTAAGCACTCTTTTCCGAACTGCACTAACTTGCCAACTGCAAAAGCACTGCCTATAAGGAAACCTATTTTTTTTACGATGTTTCCAAGATTACCAAACTGCTGCCCAAGACTACTTACATGCTTGCCTGTCTGCGGAATTATAGAATTTGCTTTTGAAAATCCTTTGGATATGCCAGAATTCGTTCTGTTAACGGAGTCGCCTAGTTCATTTACTGAGTCTTCTACGCTATTTGTTCGTTCTTCTAGCGATGCAAAAGAATTTCTTATATCTTCGATTCCGTCATCAAATACGGAACTTATTTTTTCATTTATGTCTCTGACTGATTTAGCTAAATCTTTAAATGCAGCCCGGACTTCATTGATGCCTGACGATATTCCGCTTGTATCAAGCCTGGTATCAATAATGACTGAGCCATCAGCAGCCATGTGTCCACCTCCTAACTATTTGAGGTTCAACATCTCATTCAGCGCATCCTTGTACGCTTGCTCTTCTTCGCTGAGACGTGTTTTTATATCAATAATGTTCTTATTTTCCTGATAGAATTTCTTTTCCCATTTATCAAGCTTTTCGCCCTTTGCTTTTTTTGAACGGATTCCAACGACCGTATTGAACAGGCACTCACCAGATTCCATGAAATATCCGAAAAACGTCCACCAGTGCATATACGGTATTGCTCTGATTTCTTTGTTTGCAACCTTATTTACCGCCGGAACGATCATATCTCCATCCTGTTCCCAGTCCATCAAACGGGGTTTTGGGTGGTTTGGATTATCGTCCAACTGTCCGCAGTCGATGAACTCCGACGCTTTCTGACAAGCTTCATCCAGACACTCAGGCGGTATGCTCTGCCAGTCCTCGAACAGAATCTGCAACATAACAACTGCTTTCGCCTGCTCGTCCAGTTCTGGGTCATTCATGGCGACCAGAATATCAATAATTGCTCGAAAATCCGTTCTGATAGAAAAATCCACCCCACTGATGTTGAGTGAGGTGGGAAGCTCATAGGCGGTCATTTTGTATACTTCTCCGTATACTTATTAACTGCTGCCTGCATTTTCTTTTTTCTCTTTTCGATTTCCGGCGCAATTGCTTCTGCGATCTTATCCAGAACGATATAAGCGAACACCTGACCATTGCCGAATACAGTGGTTGCCGTGATCGGCTCTTTAAACAGGTCTTTTGATGCTTCATATCCGAGCAGGTAGTTGATTTTGTCTTCAATCTGTTTATTGAGTTCCGCCATCTCTTTACCAGAAGTGACTTTCTGAATAGAATCTTTAAGCTGCTCAAAGTATTCTGCCAGTTCCTCCGCACGTGCTGCTACATTGATGTCCGTCGGGTTCAGTTTGAAAGAAGAAAAAACTTCATCTTCGTTATTCGTGAACGTGAAAATGAGAATTCCATCATCAATTTTTGTATTAATTACTTTTGCCATTTAGCGTACCTCCTTGTATATGTGTTTATTCGCTGTCAGCTGTGAATGTACCGGAACTGATATCAAATTTTCCTTTTACACGTTCGCCAACATAGTTGACAGTAAACGGAATCTGATAACCGGATGTATCACCGCCATAGGAGGTCGGCACAACATAGCAGTCCTGCTGATATGCTTCATACTTGCCTGCCGTGGCTTCTGTCCAGAGATGAACCTCGACTGCTTTTGTTTTGAGGTTGTCGTCTTTGAGACGCCCATCTACAATCTTCTGTAATGCTGTGAACAGATCAGAAGTAGTGTCTGCATAGAACGGATCAGCGTCAGAAGAAACTTCGTAGCCGTTGTGTTTGAATGTGGATTCTCCAAGAATATTTTTAGATGTTTCAGTATCCGGGTTGAGTTCGATGTTGTACTCTTCCAGATCCTTTCCAAGACGCTCATATTTTGGTGTCAGCCCTCCACAGAGGGAACCTGCATCAATATAATGAGCCATGTATTTACGGTCAATCTTGCCTGTAACTGCCATAGAAATGTCCTTTCTGCCTATAACTTTTAAAAGGCTGTGTAGGTTAGCGACTATCTCCGATTGATAGCCGGTTGTTACTTGTTATATTACTTCATAAGTGTTTTCGTAGCGCACAGATAACGGCAATAGCCAGTCCTGTACACCGCTCTCCTGCGGCTCTAATCCATATGAATTATCACGAGTGATACGTTTTATTACTCTTCCTTGCGAAAGCTCTGGAAACGCATCTAAACGTGTTTCAGAACCATTTATAATAACTGGTTCCCGGCATATCCATTTACCGAGATTGTCCAGAAACTTCTGAACAGATAACTTCTGCCGTTCCTTATCGGATGCCGTGCGGTAAACCACATAAAATGGATACTGGCATACCTGATGCATTACTCCGCAAACATCTTCTTTTTCCGAATAGATTAAAGCTCCGTTATCTGCTGAGAACGCAATTCCCGATTCCTTACCGAGTTCTTCAAATTTGATTGTTTCATTTTCGTATAGTCCTGGATACTGGTTCAAAAGTGCTTTCATGGCATCTGTCAGAATCTCATATCCAGTTGCATCTTTTCCGATAGGTTTATCCACCATGTCTGCCACCTCCTGCCTGTGCTTTTACTTTGCGAATCCAAGTATCACCATATTGCCGTTTAGCGGCATCGAACCACTTTGCCTGCGCCTGTGGGTGAGCCTGTTTGGTGTATTCAAGATTCTCTTTTGCGGCTGTCTGGCCAGAAAACTGACTAACAAGAACCTTCTTTGCTCCACGTCTTGCGTAGGGACTTCCAGTTGCTTCGTCTACCATTGTTTTTCCCTCGTAGAGAAAACGCCCATAAGGAGCCGCCGCCGCACATACTTTTCCAGTTCCTTGCAAGGATGTACTCTCAACTCTTGTTCGGTTGACAAAATCCCCTGTAATCATCGGCATAAATGGTATCATGCTGTCCATAACCATTCCGTCAAGAAGGTACTGGGCTTCTTGGTACTGTCTGGAGAATCTATCCATATTCAGCTTGATTTTCATATCTCCATCGACTATGGAGAACCCTTTAAAATGATGAATCTTACTCATATTACTTACCCAGAATCTCAAAATGTGGAATCAGCGTATACGGACCGCCAACACTGGTAATCTTAAACACGTTATCCTTATTCTCATTCATGTACTGATAGAATCCATTTCGGTAATCGCCATCGGTTACTATTCCACCAGTCCACTCACCCTCCCAAAAGAATGATTCGTCCGAGAATGTGATAGTATCTTCCAGAGCGTTGTTAATCTGTCTTTTCCACTCTTTAGGGGGCACCCATGGAAGAATCTTGCCGTCTTTATCAGTAATCGTTATCTCGCCGTTCTGGACGGTGTATCGAACGTGTAACTGTGCGTTGTCAGTTATGTCTGGCCCGTACTTTTTAAGGATTGCTCCTTTGTCCGTAATGAGGTCGACGCCGGATAAAACATGAGGGTACCAGTACGCATCTCCAGTTGTTTTGCTTTCGTAATAGTTGAAAACTGTTACTGTTTTGCTATACATGATACCCTCCTATCCCTCACATATTGCTTTTGAAAATCTATCAGAGAATGATTTTATTCGGACAATATTACCCTTACACTCTTCCGGCATTTTCCCGTAAAAGATAATACTTTCTGGGTGTAACTTCTCAATCATGGCATTGTAACCAGAAAGAAACAGTTCTTTCTTTTTCTTTCCATTCATACAACCAACAGAAGATACTGCAATTGTTCCGCCCTCTGGCTCCCCATCGAAACACCAATCGTAAGAATCCGGCGTGCTCCATGAGATTGTTGGAATCACGCGGCAACCATATTCTTGCAGATATGCACCTATCCAGTGTTTTCGGTAATGGTTGTATATCTGGATAGCTTTCGGAAAATCGGTGTAGGTGCTGAAATCTGGTGTTAGAATGTACCGGAATTTACTCAGCTTGTCCACATACCTGTCTGGATTTCTCCATAGTGCGTCAAATTGGTAATCATCTAAGAAGAAATGAACCGTTTTCCTTTCTGGATTACTGCATTTCCCTCTTGCATAATTGAAGCCAATGAACTCACATTCCCCTTCGAATGTTTCCGGGTATATCTGCGGTATGCCGTATTCACCAACGCCGGGAAAGATACGGCGGTTTAGATTTTCGTAGGCCATACTGGTTAATTTATCCGCCATGCGCTACTTTCTCCGTCTCCGTCTGCGGATCACGCGATTCACTTTTGCATCTGCACGTGATCCACTGGATAATGTTCTGTTAGATGCTGTTTCTCTGTCAAGGAATCTGTTTGCTGCTTCTCTGTCAGCTTTATATGATTTCTGTTCTTTTCTTCTTTCAGTTCCAGACACAGCTTTTGTGGTTGCACCATTCGATTCTACCCGCTGCTTAAATTCCTTTACAGACATATTTGCAGGCGTAGGCTCGGGTGTTCCACTTATTCCACGCTGATAATAATTTGTTCCGTTTCGATTGGAAAAATAATATCTTGTGGTCTGCCCGTCTCTGGTTACATCCAATCCAGTATTACCACCAGCCCCTATTCCGCTACTTCCACCACGTCCGCCCAATAAAATCACTCTTTCATAATATTCTGTTTGATAAGCTGATTCACTCCGGTTGCTGACAGTCCATTAAACATGCCGACTGCAACTGCCGTAATATAATCCGTTGCCGGAAAATCCGGGATAATTCCCATACCGACCGCTCCGAGAATCCCGCCAATAACCGCCATGATTACTGGAATCCATTCATCAGAGATTCTTTTTGATGCTTTACAGCCCATTCCTACGATGTAACAGATCATCACAATTGCTACACATGAGCCAAGTGTTGAAATGTCCATTATTCAGATACCTCCTTAAATTCTTCTTCAAACTTATCCTTTGCCATTGTATCGAAATATCCTTCTTCATCACGCAAGATGTAATCACCAGGTTCCATAAATGCTGCACCGCATCTTTCGTCATCTTTGAATAAATTAGGATATGATGAAACTCTAATGCATGGGGTTCTGAAGTTATTAACAATTTTTGCCGAATTTCCAACAAACTTTTCAATTTGAGCGATGCTCTCAGAAGTAGCAAAACACTGAATAGCTTCAACTATAGTCGGTTTTATTCGTACATATTTCATGCTTTCACCCCGCATGAGTCTAATGTTGAAATATCCATTATTCAGGTACCTCCTACTTTCATTTTATCTTTCCTTTCTTCCTAGGAATATATAATTTCTCAGTTGCTGAAAGCGTTTTTGTAGCAGCCATGCAAGATTGCTTTTTTATTTCAAGTACGCATTCAAATCTATCTTCTGGCATATCGTACTCTGATATAAATACAGGAACGTTCTGTGAACAAGCCCAGTCATAAAAAGAGTTATAGTCAAATTCTGCTTTTTCATCTCCATATCTGTTTGTATTTTTATATGGAATATCACAGTAAATTACAGCATCTGACTCTATTCTTATATTTCCGTAGTCCGTACAAAGCCTTTCCAGACTTTGCAGCCTTTGCAGACTTTGCAGCCTTTGCAGACTTTGCAGCCTTTGCAGACTTTCCAGACTTTGCAGCCTTTGCAGACTTTGCAGCCTTTGCAGACTTTCCAGACTTTGTTTGCTTGTGCAAAAATCTCTAATAAACGCTTTCCATTCAAGCCTTGCTTCCTGCGAATTTTCTGCAAAAAATATATTGTGAAGATGTTTTTTTAATGGTTCTATTTCTTTTGAATAAAGATAATCGCGTCCATTATTTCCAAAGCTCCAACAATATTTTACATATGGATCTGATTCTTTTAATTTAAAAAAATCTTCTCGGCTAATCCATCTTTTTTCATTTGCATATTTCCCGTTAACTGCATCAATGAAAAGTTGAGTAATTCCTGGTTCAATATCATTAACGATATACCTGTCATATTTTCCAGATTCCATAGCGCAATGTGTGATTGCGCAACCGCCTGCAAATAAATCATATAACGTACCGCCGGAAGGTAAGAAATCAATAATTTGCTTTGCAATTTTATTTTTACTGCCCTTATACGGCACGCCATAATTAGCCATAGTTACACTCCTGCATACAATACTGGTATCACATTATTTGTCGCCTTAAATCAACTTCCATTCATAAAACAACTTGAAAATCTTCGGTGTCTGAATAGCGAACCAGTCAACCATTTCTTCGTTGATTGCCCAGTTATCACAAGCTCCCGAGTTTGTATCAAGCCCCGACTCACGCAGGAAAGCATGAATAATCTCATGCCGTACAACCTGCTTTTTGTACTCTTCCATATTCTTTTTTGAACCTGGCATATCCTGTTGTGACTTCATGTCATCAACGATGATCTCTCTTGTGGAAGAATCTGTATATCCATCCATGTCTTCCAAGTTAGGATATTCTTCTACTGTTCCAAACTTTACTGTCCATTCAGAGCCTAAGATATTAAATTTAAAGTCCTGCATATAAAATCGGTATCCCTTCATCCGTCCTTACTCCCATCAGAAGCGGCAAAGCTGTCTTTAAGAGCAAGTCATTCGTTTTCTGTACATCTCCGGCGGCGGCATATACCGCACTCCATTCCTTTGCGCCCGATGCTTTCTGCTGGGGCGTTGCGTAAGAGATGGATTCGCTGCCGGAACTTATAGATGTTACAATGCCTGTTGAAATGTTCCCGACATTCGTGTCGGTAAGATTTGCTGATGCCTGATTGATTGCATTCTTTTCAGCAAGTTCAATCTGATACATTAATTCAGCCAATGAACAGACCGCCTTTTTGATACGTTTCTGTGAGCGTTCGTTTGTTGGCAGTCCGTCCACCAGTCTGTCAAACGTCATTGTGTCCACAAAATCACTGGCTTTTTCTGCCAGTCGTGGAAAGTCGGTTTCTGGCACGACATTGCCGAATGATTCTGTATAGAATTTATAATCTGCATAAGCCATGCCAGCTGCCTCCCACGTTTATCATTTTGCTGTTACGCTTGCACTTCCGGCATTCAGTGCCTTGTATGTTCCATCACACTCAACTACTGTGATCTTCTGTCCGGTTGCCGCTGTGATATCGGCTTTTCCATCCCAAGTGCTCCAGTTTCTGAGGTTCTGACCATATCCGACAGTTACTGCGTCTGCCGCAACTTTGTATTTGTATACGTTGTTGGAGTTTTCCTTAGCCGGATTTACAGTGATTTTTGTATCACCAGTTGCTGTTCCTTCCGCAGATGTTACTACCAGAGTGCCAAGTGCTGGTGTCTCATCAATGGTAATTACTGCAATTGCATCAATGTACTCCGCAAAAAGAGTAAGTCCCATAACCGCGAACGCCTCAGACACTGCTGTGTGATAGTTGCCCTGAGTATGGAATCCGATCAGGTTTGTCTCACCGGAAACGGTATACACAAGACCTGCTCTTGCGAAGTCAGATTCGTTCGGGTCAACATAGTAAAGTACGATGTTCTCGACAGGAGTAGCGATAACCTGTCCACGTGGGATCTCACTGTCAGATAACAGGAAGATGGTATTGAATCCCATGAAATCCTTCATGTATTGGAATCCGAACTGGTTCTGAATAGTGATCTCAGCTGCTCCGAGGTATTCATATACGTCCAGAATGTTCACAAATCCAACAACACCAGTCACATTTCTGTGCATCTGCTTGAATTTGTTTTCAACACGACCCTTAGCCATTGCCAGAGCCATCTGGAATGTAGTTTCTGTGGAAGTAAGCGTACCGGTTTTCAGATAGTCATAGAATCTGCTGGTAACATTGGTCTGAAGCTGGAAAAGGAATTCGTCATCGGTCATCTGAACAGCGTTCTCATAACCGTGATCCTTGATTGCTTCGATAGATACAGCCTTTGCGTACTTCTCAATGCTCATTTCTGCATAAGGCTTTTCTTTTACAGTGAATTTGCTGTAAGGGATTTCTTCGCCCTCTTTAACATTTCCGTCCTGCAATGTGCCTTCTGCGTATTTTGATTTAAGAACCGCTCCGGGTGTCTTTTTGATTGGACGCATGATACCAAGAATCTCACGCAAGTGCTCCCAGTTTCTTTCGAATCTGGTTACAAAGTCAATCTCACGTGCCGTGACCTGGATATCATTTGTCATAATAAGATTAGCTTTTGCTGCCATATAAAAAATCCTTTCTACCCATAACTATTAAGGTATTGGGTTAGCGGCTATACTCTGGCGTATAGTCGGTGTAAAAAATCACTGGAATAACTGGATATTCTGAGCAATTGCAGCCTGTCTCTCGGACGGGTCTTTGATCGCTTCGATTTCCTTCTTTGTCATGCTTCCCGGTGTCTGCTGCTGTCCAACATGAGTGGTAAATCTTGCCTGGCTCTGCTGAGCCTGCTGCTGAGATTCATCTACAAAAGCGGATGCGTCAGACTGCTTCATCTGTTCGATCAGGTCATTTAATCCAAGGATTTTACCATCTTTCAGCTTAAGACCTGCTTCTTTAATATCTGCCATGACTGATTTCTTTGCTGCTTCGCTGGAAAACTTAACATCGTCGAGTGCCGCTTTCAGAGCGTCTGAGAAATCACGGTCGTAGATTTTTGCATTAAACTCTTTCTCTGCATCTGCTGCCTTCTGTTTCCAAGTCTCTAACTCGTTTTTAACATTTGCCGGGTCGATACCGTCAAAACCTTTTAAGGTTTCTTCTGCTGTCTCAGCACGTTCTTTCCAGCCGTCTCTTTCTCCCTCAACTTTTGACAGAGTTTTCGCTACTTCCTTGGCATTCTTATAATGCTCAGAGAGTGCCTTTTTAACATCTGCCTGTTTGTCTTCCGGGATTTCAATTCCAAATGATTTAAGTGTGTCAATAAGTTTCTGCATATACATCCTCCTGGTCGTGTTTATTGACCTGCCGCCGCAGGTAAATGGATTAAGCCAGTTAGACCACTGGCAGGGTAATTGCAGGAGACGGATTTGAACCGCCGTTCTCAAGGATATGAACCTTGTGAGATTCCGCTTCTCTATCCTGCGATGTACATATCTGGAAGAACCATTTCAGCACGTTCACTTATTGCCTACTTTAAGGGAGACCACTTTACAATCCGATAGGCAGCAAACATGTCCGGAACTCGGAATTACATTCCCATGCGCCGCCCTGCGCTATTCCCACGCCAAACTTTCAGGCTCCAGATAAGCGGAAAGGATGGATTCGAACCACCAAGACCTAGTCTATGACCACGCCGTTCCCAGTTACTTGCACTTTCCGAATAACCCGGTACAATCCGGGTTAGCAATAGGTTTATCGTGTTATGCTTTCCACGAGTTGTTTCGGGCATCTGTCCGCCCATTACCTTTTACAAGGAGGTGCGTACTGTCTACATGATCGCATAGACAGCAATGGTACGTGTCGGAAATTGCATCCGCTTTTCAACCTCCAGATTCCGTCCGAATCTGTTTCTGTTAAGGACACGCACCCGTGAAAGGAGGAATCAATGAAAAAAATGTCTATGTCAAGTGGCTGTAACCACTTACGAATCTTCCCTATGAATATATTTTACCACAAAGTATCCAAAAAGTTGTGGTACATATTTTAGCCAATTAGAGCATATCCCGAAGTTTTTCCACGTATCTCTTGACAAGATCACGTTCTTCCCGGCACTCTGCATCCTTGGACATATCGCTCATTTCTGTTGTAAGCTCGTCAAGATGTTCTTCCAGAGCGGCGAGCATCTTTCTCTTGCAGTCCTCAGATTTGCCGGAACGATAACTCTGTTTCTGTGTCATGTAGTCGTCATAAGCATCCCGTCCGTCAGAACGGCTGTAATGTCCTCTAACATAATGCTCACCACGTCTGGCATAAGAACTGTCTCTGTCATAATCCGGCATCATTCTGCCGTCATTTGCACTGTATCTCCCCATGCTGTCACGCTTTCTTCCGCGTTCGCTGTAATCGTCATTATAGCCGCCACGCATCTCATCAAGGACAGTGTTATAGTACTCCACTTTTTTGTCCCAGTACTGTGTATTCTTGATATCTTTGTACATATCAATCAGTTTGTATGTCATTTCCAGATTTCCGGTGGTCAGTCCATTGTCAGCGATTTTGGACAGTTCGTCTTCGATTCTTGCACATAAATCCTTAATGTCTCTCATAATCACACCTCCTACGCTTCTCTGGTTACAACAATGTTTGCGTTCGCAACAGAAATCGCCTGATCGCTTGTGTTCTCTACTGCGATATTAACGCAACATCCGCGAGGAACGTCAATATAGATACCGGAAGACACATTATTATACTGGTCTACTGCTGCCGGTGTAGAAATCATCTGGGAGGATAATACAGGCTCACCAGAAATTGCAATAGCCAGAGAAATAGCTTCAACAGTACCGCCTGTTGGAATTGCGATATTACCAGAAAAATCCACGAAGAATCTTGCTTTACACTGATTAGTCAGTCCTCTCAGTGTGATAATTCCACTTCCCTCTCTGTGCTGGATGCAGTTAGAACCTTTAACTGCTGTATTTGAAAATACTACGTTTCCATTTGCTGCTACAGTCTGAGCAGCTACATTTGTAAATTCTGCCATAATTTTTACTCCTTTCATATCACAAAAGGACAGGTCTCAGCCTGCCCCTCTGTGTAATACGGCATAAGCCGACATTCGAATCAATCGAAAGATACTCTCGATATGAAGTTATCAGCAATTACATCCAGTGTTGCATCCACATCCGTAATATGTGTTCGGGTTAGGAACCTGATATGCTGGGATCGGTGCTGGATTGATCGCATTAATAAGCTGCTGTGTCTGTGAAGCCATTGCAGTTGTGAGAAGTGCACTCTGGCGATCCTGAGAAGCAGCGCGTCTGAGATCATTGTTTTCAGCCTGCAGGTTAGAAATCTTTTCATTGCAAAGATAGTCAAGAATGGCTCTTGTCCCTGCGTTCTGGCTGTCGATAATGTCTCTTGTGTTGCTGTTCATGGTGTTCTGCAATGCACAGGTGTTCTGTGCCATATTGTAGTTTACGCCCTGGATAGCTTCCCTGGTTTCACAACAGCAGTTCGCAAGCTGTGCCTGCAAAGCATTTGTATTCTGCATATTCGCTACAGTATCAGCATTGATTGCCTGCTGGATTCCGAAGCCAGTCTGCATGATGTTGGTGTTGATTCCGTTAAAACCGGTAAGCATACCATTATTCATGGCATAGAAGCCATCACACAGACCACTATTGATTCCGTCAAGCTTGCTGATCACTGCGGAGTTGTCAAATCCTCTCTGAATGTCTGCCTGAGTAGCTGCTGTGGCTACATATCCGCCGCCGTTTCCATTATTGCCCCAGCCGTTGTTTCCCCATCCGCAAAATGCGAATAAGAAAAGCACGATAAGCCACCATGCGCCATCTCCGCCAAACATTCCATCATTTCTGTTGTTCCCGGTCAAAAGAGCAACGTCCGATGCTGTTAAATTTCCATCCATAGTTATATCTCCTTTTTGTGTATTTACATCAATCTGGCCAGATTGTAATGTACTATTTCATGTTCTTCAGCAGATTCTGAAACTGCCCTGCCATCTGCTGAACCTGGTTAAGCTGCTGTTGGGAAATCTGTCCAGACTGTAACATTTTCTGTACTTCCGCTTTCGGATCTCCCTTAAAATTCTGTTTAAACTGCATAAACTGCTGTATCATCTGCATTGGCCCGTTTCCCTGTGGCATCCCACCGCCGAGCGCGTTAAATAATGGATTACTCATCTGCATTTCCTCCCTTGGCTGCTGATTCCTGCGCGATATTAGCTCTAACAGGTTCAGAAAAAGAATTTAATCGGTTTATGATGACTTCGTATTTGCTCTTCAAGTCGTTGTATTCCTGCCGCGTGACATATTTATTATCTGATTCCCGAACAGACTGTTTAGAGGGCATCTGAGAGCCTACCTCATGATACTCAAATGTTCGTAATGGCTGTGGCATACCGGAAACGTCTGTGGATTTTATATAAAATTTCTCTGATTCTGAATCCATTAGTAAAACACTTGTTCCGGGTGCTACCAGATAAGATTTTGCACCGACTTCGCCAGATACCCACAGGATACCATTATTGTTCTGTTGTGGTTGCTGTACTGGTTGAGCTGGCATCTGGACAGGCTGTTGCTGGAACTGGTTCATTTGCCCAGGGACGCCAAAGCTATATTGATAAGGATTATTATATAATGCCATCTTATACACCGCCTTTCTGATTATATTTTTACACAGAAGTATTAAACTAAGAAGTTCAAAAAAGTATCAAAAAAGTGTTGACATATCACCCGTTGAGTGGTATTATAATATCAGAAAGAGGAAATACAAACAAGGAGGTTTCAATTATGAAATACGATAAAAGAAATATTATGAAAAATGCATGGGAAATCAAGAGAACTGCAAATGTATCAATGAGTATTGCTATGAAATCTGCTTGGGCAATCGAAAAAGCAATGGTAGAAGCCGAAGAAATTGGAAAAACTTCTGGATGGAATTACAAAGTTAGTGCTAATGACTGGATTAGATATGGTAAAAATCGTACATATATCCAGACAAGACTTTACACCAATGCATGGAATTGCAAAAAAGAAATCAAGATTGGTTATGTTGATAATTTAAGCGGCGAATTTGTTGCTGCATAAAAAATAAGGAGGAAAGAAAAATGGCTACAGAGTTAACGCATTATGGTGCAAAAGTAATTCATCAATTTATCGAGCTTGATGGACAATTCGAAAAAGCATTGCAGAAAAAAGAAATTGAATATACTTACCTTCCTGTAAGTCCTGGCGGTGAATTACGAAATAATGTCATCAAATATAACATTGACGGGACAAAAAAATATGCCGTATTAATTGATGATCATTGTTGTATCACGGAAGATGTTCCGGAAGACGGTGATTGGTATGGGCTTTTTGAAGATATTAGAGATCAAATTAATGGGCATGAACCACGGAAAGCAGAATCAAAAGCTCATCAGGTGCTTGTAAGAGCAGAGGAATATGCAAGAGAGGAAAAGCAAAAAGAAGAAGAAAATCCTTTACTTGCGCTTCTGGCTGCAGATAAAGTTACAACGCATGATATTATGCGTAATTGCATATTGCTTGGATATAATTCCAATGCGTTTGCATTGATGTCGCACGATGATATAGATCCGGAATTTTGGAATAAATTAATGGAGGAATTCAGCAAATGCAAATATTAAAAATATATTGTAATTATGGTTGCTTATCAGCAGAAAAAAGAAACGTTTACACATACGGAGCACCAGGAACCACAGCTACTTGCTGGGATGAAATGGAAGTAGAAGTCCCAGAAGGCTGGGAACTCTACGAGAATCGAATAGGGAAAACCATGGTGACCTCTCCATGGGGTGAAGGCTATGAAATAAATGAAGTTCTTCAAGGTAATGAAAAGCCTTGTTTTTATGCGCTTGACCATGGTGGAAAAGGCCACAGATATTTTTTAAAAGAAATGGAGGAATAAAATATGAACATCAAAGAAATCCGTTTTATTTCCGGATTAAGCCAACAAGCTTTTTCTGATAAGTACAAAATTCCCAAAAGGACAATTGAAAACTGGGAGGGTGGTAAACGTAATCCTCCAGAATATGTGATAAAACTACTTGAAAGGATTGTAAAAGAAGATTTTTGTTAAAAAAATGGGAGAGGGTAGAAAATCCTCTCCTTACTTTTTAGCATACTTTAATTATTTTATTGTTCACCCTCCGGCTTAACCGCTTTGCTGTTGATATGCTCACGTTCATCTGTTCAGCACAGTATTCGAGCGTATATTCCTTGCATCTCAGCCGGAACAGTCTTTCTTCATCCGGTGTGAAATTACACTCTGTCAAGAACCTGTCTATATCTTTCTTAGTGAATACATATAACTTCATGAGCATACCCCTTATTAATGCTAACGTTGATTCTGCGCAAGATACTCCGTGAGCTTCTGTTTTGTTTTTTTTAACTCTTCAACATTATTCCCACTGATCTGACTATCCAACATGGTCGACAACACTTCCAGAATCAATGAATCACGTTCTGCAATCCTCTGAAGACTCTCGTAATCTCGTTTGTCATGTTCTTCCAGTGTTTCTACTCGCTTATTAAGCCGAAACGCCGGGGTAATCCACTTAAAGATTACAGCCGCCGCCCCTCCAACAATGGATACTCCTCCACAGATAGAGAGGAAAATTTGTACAAATTCTGATATGCTCATTTAGCTACTCCTTTTCCCAGTAATATACCGGGACTTCATTACCGCTATCCCATGTATCAAAATATTTGCCGTTCTGTACTGTCACCACATGACCATCTATGCAGAGGATATATGTGCCTGTTGGATGGTCTGCGCAGAAATCATTGACTGTATAGATATATCGTTCTGACTGCTCAATCAGTTTGCGCCTGTATCCATGCTTATAGAGATACGCTCCCCAGACATAATTTGCACTTGGCATATCTGACAGAGCGCACGCCTGTATCATTAATCCAGCGAATACCGTTTCCCAGTCGAACCCGGTTGCTTTACATATTGCCCGGACAGCACAATCTCCGACTCGATTCCCGGCAGGATTCGGATTGTAATATTCCCATCTATCCATCAGTCAATCCCCTTTGCTGTCTTATATCTCTTTGCCGCTCCTCTGGCTTTTGCGGCGTTCTGGCGGTTCCACTTCGCTATCATGAGCCGGTCTTGCAGTTCTCTCAGGCCGTTCTGCTTGCAGTAATCTTTGTATGCAGCATTTTGTTTCTGCAAAAGATAAGACTTCCGGTCAAGGTCTTGCTGGAGCGCGAATTTCGCCTTTTCATTCGGTGCATTGTCAACTCCTGCTTGCAGTCCAAGAACTTCACGCTTCGTTTTGCGGATTCTCCGTTCATAAGTACGTTGTCGTTGTTCCTTTTCGTACTGCTTCCCTTTGTTGACTTTATCCTGTGCTGATAATTCTGCATAGGGATTCGGCATTCCTTCCACCCAAACTGAAAAATGATGTCTGCAATTTACTCCGCATATTCCATCAGCTTCGCCATAATGACAATTTTCAATAAAATCTGGATAGCGGCTTGCTTTTTGCTCCAACATTCTACGATATTCTGGCGTATCTCGTTCCTGAAAAAACTCCGGCTTGATTTCTTTTAATTTTTCCCAGTCTATAGAAAATACCTGTCCTTGCCATACTTCATGGCTTGGTCGACTTCCTATATGTGCAGATGTCAGTACTAAACCATATCCCATTTCTTTCATTCTTGCCAACTGAATATCAGCACATGCCTGCGCCACACCAGTTCTGACAGAACGTGCAACTGCGGTCTCAATCGTGTCTTTTCTGCCAGATGGATATGTGACGGTAACACCATCACTCACAACGTTATTAACTGCCTCTTTGATGGCTTGCGTATATCCAACCGCCCCAGTCATCACATGGTTATATGCAAGGTCGCATTGCTCAATATAGAGCCTCTGAGCGGCACTTGCGGTGGTTCTTGTGAAGTTCTTCCACTCGCCCATAGTCGCAAGCATATTCCGTTCCATGAGTCTTATCATAGTTGGTGACTGTTCGAGTGGCACAGGGCTTAATCCTGCCGCCTTATATATCTTGTCATCATAGTTCATTGCAGTGATTCCGGCATCCTCAAACGCTTCAAGAAGCTCTTGCTGTTCGCGTTTGGTATATTTGGATAATTCCGCTAGAATGTCCTCTAGCAATTCGCCAGATTCCTGCAACGTTCTGATTCTCCATGTATCAGCATTGGTCAGAATATAATCCTCACCTCTGCCGATTCTTGCCATCATCCGTGATACAATCTCAGAGATAATATACTGATGCAGTTCTTCGGCGATCTGTTCACTGCCCTCTGTTATCCGGTGTAAATACTCTGGACTTAACATAACTATTCATCTCCAAATAATTTTGGTTCGTCCGGCTGGGCTTCTTTGACCATTGCTTTCGCGTCTTCTTCGGTCATTCCTTCAAACTTTACGAAATACAGCCATGCCGGAACCTTGCCAGTGGTCACATACTGCCACCATCTTGCACGATCGTTTTCACGCACATACAGGATGTCTCCGAAATCATAATTGACTTCATAAGCTCCGACAGGTGCAAGTCCGTACAGGTCAGCGTAAACGTTCAATGCGTAGATTACTTCATCCAGACATGATTCCAGTTTGTCTCGAACATCTTTGATGAACTGTACTGTCCTCTGCTGTTCCGCTTCTACTCCTGTAGCCGTCTGAATACCGCTAGATTCATTAAAAACAAAATATCCATTAGAGAATCCAATCTTGTACCCCAACTGGCTTAAAAGTGCATTTATGCCGCTTATACGGGTATCTGTGTTGAGTTGCGGATTGATTTCTTGGTAAAACTCTTTCTCGAGCTGTCCGAATACATTCTTGACAAAGTGCGGTAAGTTCATTTCTTTTCGTCTGTTCTCCATACCCTGTGGTGACATGGCTGCTACAGGCGTATCACTTGGCATCAGCAGTCTATCATCTGCCAGAACAATCTTCTGAGAGTCAAAAATCTCTCCGGCATTTCGGCTGTATGCAATATCAAGGTCTTTCAGCTCTTCAATAGCTTCTGCAAATATCGGAAGTCCAAGTGGCGTACTGATATCTACATTGTTTGCCTGTGGTGTCCGCAGTACTCCGTATAATGGTCCGTCCAGCTTCTCACCGTTTGCTTTGAGTATCGGCGGCGTATCTGCCATGAGGTCAGCCCATTTGGTCTGTTTAAGGTCAATTTTATCTCCGATGCTCTGAGGGGATTTCGACACGTAAGCTCTGTTGGAAACATAATACGGATAGGTCGTTACGTCATCTATCGTAGTCTCAACAAAACGATGATATTCAAGCCGTGTATAGTATTTCCGTCCAACTGTATAAGAATCCTTAAATATAATCCCTTTGATTTCCTGATTGTCGTAATCCACAATCATCACATCTGCCGGAGTAAATACATCAAGACTCTCACCGTTCGGCTTGATGAAAACCGTTCCATAAGCGCAACCGTATTCTACCCAGTGCCGAATCTGGAAATATACCTTATCAATCTGCTCCTGTAGCCACGTAGCCCTTGCGGAACCATCAATCTGAATGCCGATTGCCAGTGTTGCGAGCCGTGCTGTCTCTGAGCAGACAGATTTCGCGAAATTAATCGTCTTGATATTATTCTTATCATCTAACCATTCCGGCACACCTCTGTAGATGTTCGCACACCGGTTAATCAGTGATTCCATTTCTGGAAATTCTGCTGCCTGGATATTAAAATCCTCTTCAGCTTGTTTTTTGAATATCATGTTAAACCACCTTTTTAGTGTTGTTATAAGTCCCATTATGCACTATGTCCTCTTCTCATCGACAATGGACTTGTCGCATACCTGAGAGAATCTATCCAGTGATCGTTACCATCTGGATAATCTGCGATAACTTCTCCATTGCTATCTACTTCATGTTCATAATTGATAATTTCCTTGTATGCTCTAGGCGTTCGTGCCGGATCAATGACTAATGTTCGGCACTGTAACCACTCAAAAGTATATTTGCGGCTTCCCGGTGTAACAATGGCCCTACGTGCTGGAAGCCCTGCATCTCGGAAGTCAATAATACTTTCTTCTTCATCAACTCCGCAAGATATTGAATAATCGTCATATCCTTTTTTCTTTATCTGATTAGCCATTTCCTTGTTTCTTATCTTGGGACCTCCAAGCTCGTCTAACAAAAAAACTTTTTCCTGATTAGGAACATAAGCTACACGGAGAAACGCCTTAGGATCTGGATACCACCCCCAGTCCTGTCCCTGGTAAATGCTTTGATACTTCTGAATCTCTTCATCTGTTATTGTCCGAATCTCCAACAGCTCAAAAATATTTGTTCCAAGTCCAACCGGGAGTCCTAAATATTCATGGTCGTAAGCTCTCTGATTTGTCTTTCTTAAATGCTCCGCATCGTCAATGAATTGCTGTCCAAGCCATTCAATAGGGACTGATCTATAATCGCTCTTGTGCCTGTAGCTGTCAGCTCTTGGTTCTTCTACGTACACGTTCGCCCAGTTACTCCGGCTGATTGGTGGATTGAATGTCTTAAATACCTCAAATTTGCTTCCACCACGAAGTACAGACTGTTGAACTGTACGGATTTCTTCGATATTTGAAAATTCGTCAAGTTCCTCGAACCAGAGATACTTGAAATATCCCTTGCTTGCTTTAATAGATTTAGTCTTTTTTGCCTTGTCAAGTCCTCTGAATATGATTTTCTGTCCAGTAGGCTTATAAGTGTACTGCATAGGGCTTACACTGGTGTCCCATAGTTCATTGGCTCCGAGCGCGTCAATTCCCCAAGCTATCTGTTCATACACAGATTCTCGGAGTGTATTTCCGACTTTACGGAAAATAACAGCATTCGAGACCACATCATTCTCTGCGTCCCGCATCATCAGGAAAGGAATCATTACACCCACAAAAGACGACTTCGTGGATCCACGCCCGCCGTACAGATCGTAATATGTATGTTTCTCATCCAGAATGTCCCAAAAGACTTCATAGAAAGCAGGAGCTATTATATCTTTCAGACTAATGGAATTATTATCCATCCTGTTTCTCCGGTCTTGGAATATTATTTACAATCGTAATCTTTCCATCTCCAGAATCATCATTTTTCTTGTCAGCATCCCATCCCTTAAAATTATTTCTCAAGCTGAACTGAGCACCATTTGAACCGTCACGATCAAATAGTCTTTCCTCTGCGTACTGTTCCACTCTGGCTTTCGCGCGCGTAATCGTGTCAACAAATGCCGGCTTTGCCTGATAATTTAAAAGTGCCTGTCTACTCGTAAATCCAAGAGCCAAGGCAAGTCCTGTAACGGTCGGAGGGTGAACATCTATGAAAATAGGGGATCCAAACTTGTTAAATATTTGTTTCCCTTTTTCATCGGTTAATGGATAACCTTTGCAATCTTCGAAATACTGTTCTATTTTGCTCTCAATCTCTTCAACGCTTGTGTACTTTGGCGTCATTCCCACGTTCTCACCTCCAACTGGCTATAAAATCCCATAGTAACACTCCTGAGTATATTCTATCACAGGTTGGTGGGAAAGTTGTGGTACATGTTTGAGGAATTTTACGCTAAAAAAGAGCCGGTAAATACCGACTCTCTAATTTTATTCGTTGCTTTGTAATTTTCTGATTACCTCGCCCTGATCTCCCGGACACCCCATGAAGCATTCCGGGCAATGTTCGTAAAATGTGCATCTGATGCAGTCATGTGGACTGATTGAGCTGCAATATTGATGCAACACTGCGAATGCTGATACGGCGAGCTGCGGGGTTATATCTGGTGTAAGTTTATCACTCATTTTTCTTCATCTCCTCCAACTGTTTTACTGCTTTTCTATAATCTCTATTCGCAGACCGGAACATCATCAAAAGTATTTCAGACACAGGCCTTGTCCGATTTCTTCGCTTTGCTTTTTTGATGCATGTAAGGTCATTTGCTTCTGGTACATATATTCCTACATAATGTGGAATTTCAAGGGATACCGCAGCACATACATCTGTAGGCATAACCAGGTAGTTATAATCACCAACAAAATTCAACCCATGACCAGAACGAAAATCTTCAGCAGATGATTTAATTTCATAGCAATAGAAATCTCCTTTTTCTATCCCGGACACACTATTATTTACTGGCACGAACCGCATGTAATCCACCCTCACCGCATGATCTGTCGAATAATCGAATGTAACTTCCTTAGCCCAATAAATACGTGGATCATTGTGAGGATTTATTTTCTTTTCAAGCATGGCTGATAATTCTGCTGTAATCTCAGGTCTTGTCATTTTGAATCTCCTCCAGCTTCTTCTCAGCTTCTTTGCGGGTGAGGAATACGGTTTTGCCAATATCATTTTTGAAACACATTAACTCGCCGTAATCTCTATCAATTACTTCCAGATTGTATGACCTTCTTGTTATGTTAATTTGCGTTACTGTTAATTCGATAACGGGATTTTTAGCACCCTTATTAATCCTGAACATTATATCGCCAACCTTGCAAGGCAATCTCGCAAGCAAGCCCTGTTCTTCTAACTGCTCGTATTCTGCTAGCTTTTTGCAAACTTCATTTACCAGATTGCAATTATTGTCAATGCACTTTCCCATTCCGCAGCATGGCTCTTCAAAGCATTTAGGAAAGTAAGCGTTTCCAATCTCAGTTATCTTTGTTAATCTCTCCATCTACTTCACCTCTTGAATCTCATCAATACACTGGTTCCGGCCCATTCGCCGTTATCAATCCGCTTTGCCTTGAAAAGAATTTCTCTCATTCAATCCACCCTCCTTCACAATTTTGATTAAATCATCAATAAGTGCATCAGAACAATCTTCACTACATATTGTTTTTTCATCATCATTGTATTTGCATAATTTACAATCAAAATTTGCTCTTCTGTGTTCAATCTGCTCCACAACCTTGTCCACATTAAAAGCTGTAAACTGCCTGTTGACACAATCAATAAACTCTTTCTGGTCAGAACTAATGCTATTTCCAATATCCCATATTTTAATATATTCAATTAAGTCGTCCGCATCAATTAGTCTGCTCATATTTTATTCCTCCCACACTCCCAATAACCGCATTCTCTCATACAGTACAGCGACGGTCTTGCGTCTGTATCCGTAGAAGTCTTTCGGATTCATCGGGATATATCTTTCTTTGCTGATTTTCCTGTAGCTTTTCCGGTGTAGGATATTTTCAATAACCATATCCGCTATCACCGTGTTCTTCGGGCAAGCTGACAAGGCGGCGCTGGTAAGCAGGTATCCGTACTTTGCCGGGAAGTCTTTCAGCATCGTATTCAGTTTTTCAATATCCTCTGCCGGAATACCGTAGTCTTTCAGTTTTTTATTCCTTGTCAGCATACCGTTCTCCTTTCTATTCGTCTGGGTGGTGCTTATCGTACATGATTGCTACACATACAAGTCCGGTCACGCCGAATATGGTCCCAAGGGTGAATCCTAATAAAAACGTAATCATACAACTACCTCACTATCCTCTGGCATCTGATAATCAATATGTCCATTTACATAGGCTTCCTGAATCATATCCAGTACTTTCATGGCTTTTGCTTCTGAGGAGTATTTACCAAGTCTATATCTGTTTTCATCCTCTAGGCTTGAAATAACAAAACCATCGTCATCTTTCACAATATAAATTACAGTTAAATTACTAAAGTTTAACAAAAATGCTTTATTCTGACTTCTGATTAACATTTTGCGTCCTCCTTGTAATCCTCAATTGCAGATTTAAGTCCCTCATAGAAATTAATTCTTTTTCTTAGCGTGTTTAATTCATTATCGTATTTTTTTAAAAATACTTCTTTTGCTTTTTCATAATCAGGTGTATCCAGAACAACCGCTTTGCTGCATTCATTAATGAA